GAATACAAAAAGAAAAGAAGCAACTGTATACGAAGTATCGTATGATTGAAGAATCATTACTGCATGATATTCATGATGTTGAGAATGTATCAGCAAGCAAGTATGGTAGTGACCAAGCTGATCTTAACATGCATGAGTTTGTAGAAAACTTTGAGAAGAGTCGTGAGAATAAAAAGAAGAAAACAAAAGAGGCAAAATCTTCAAAGAAGAAGAAGGCAGGCTCAGACTTTGACGACATCTTCGAGCAATACAAAGATCTTCCAGAACAATAGTGATGAGTTGACCTATGAGTTTGGGGAAGAGGAAACAGGAAATTCTCGACAGCCTGTACAATCACTGTAGCTGCCGCACGAATAGATCCAAGGATGTTCTGCAAAAGCTCTTGGATGATGTAAAAATATATCCAGGTGATTCTGGAAAAGAAAAACTTCTAGGGATTATACGTGAGTATAAAGCCACCGGAAAAAATCTTGAATCCACAATCAATTCAATATATGATATTCTATATCCTGTTAAAACAGGCACAATAACTAACACTAACGAGTATGAGTTTTAGTACAATCTGATGTCAAAACAAAAAACAGCGCCGAAAAAAGTTTCTTCAGCTAAGACTGCAAAAAAGAAACTTTCACCCAAGAAAGCGTTGCTTTCTGATTTACTTGATGTGATTGACAAGCACGTTGCAAATGGAAACTTTGCTACACGAGATGAAGCAATCAATCAAATTATTGTCACTTTCTTTGTTGGCTAATCATGAAAGTTGCAATTATTACCGACACTCACTGCGGTGCTGGTAACGACAATCAATCTCTCAACGAATTCTTTTTGAGATTCTATGAAGAAGTGTTTTTTCCCTATTTGAAAGAACACGACATCAAGAACGTCTTACATCTTGGTGATACGTTTGATAGACGCAAGTATATTAATTTCAGCACACTTCACGCATGGCAGAATCGCGTCTTTAAGCCACTGAATGATATGTGTGAACGTGTTGATCTTCTCATTGGCAATCACGACACTTACTACAAAAACACAAACAAAGTAAACAGCGTTCAAGAGTTGTTAAGCATCTATGATAAGTTCAACGTGTATGTTGAGCCAAGCGAAGTAACTCTCGGCGAGCGAAAGTTCATGTATGTTCCCTGGATCTGTGAAGATAACGTACAACGTACACTTGACATGATCGAAAAATCTGATGCACACGTTTGTGCAGGTCATCTTGAGCTTATTGGCTTCGAGATGTATGCTGGTCATATTAACGCAGATAAAGGTCTTCGTTCTGAACTCTTTGATAAGTTCTACATGACAATGAGTGGTCACTTTCATCAGAAGTCATCACGCGGCAACATTCATTACCTTGGAGCTCCATATGCTATGATGTGGGGAGATTGGGGATCTCTTAAAGGCTTTCACGTTCTTGACACTGAAACACTTGAGTTGACGTTTGTTGAGAATCCCATTCAGATGTTTCATAAGATCTACTACAACGACACAAACGAAACGTTCGACACGTTGATGAGCAAAGATCACTCAAACATTGCAGGCAAGTTCGTGAAGTTGATTGTTCAAAAGAAGAACAACCCATATTGGTTTGATCAACTTGTTGAAAGTTTGCAGAAGCATAATCCAGCAGATCTATCAGTGATAGAATCGGCATTTGAAGAAGGTATTTCTGATGATGTTGATATTGACCAAGCAAAAGACACGTTGGCTATTTTGAAAGAATGTGTCGAGTCATTAGAGATCAATGAACATAAAAATGCACTAAATGATTTACTGCGAGAGTTGTATCTCGAAGCATTGAACTCAAATGAGCACATTCAAAGTAATGGCTAGAGTATGATAATTTTTAAGAAGGTCAGATGGAAGAATCTTCTATCGACTGGAAACAACTTTACTGAGATTGAACTCAACACACAGCACAGTACGATCTTACTTGGTCAATCTGGCAGTGGCAAGAGTACACTACTCGATGCAATTGCGTTTGCGTTGTTTAATAGACCTTTCCGTAACATTAACAAGAATCAACTTGTCAACACACTCAACCAGAAAAACTGTCTTGTGGAGATCGAATTCAGTATTGGTACACAAGAGTACCTTATTCGCCGCGGCATTAAGCCAACAGTGTTTGAGATCTTTTGTAACAACAACCTTATTAACCAAGACTCGCATACAAAAGATTACCAACAATATCTTGAGAGAAGTATTCTTAAATTTAATTTTAAAGCATTTACTCAGATCATTGTTCTTGGAGCTTCTAACTTTACGCCGTTCATGCAGTTAAAACCAGTTGATCGTCGTATTATCATCGAAGGTCTTCTCGACATCGAGATCTTTTCTGTAATGAACGCTATCTTAAAGCAGAGGGTGTCAACACTCAAGGGAGTTTCGCAAGAAAATGATTATGCACTTTCTCTCACAAAGGAAAAGATTGATCTTCAATCAAAGTACATTTCAGATCTTTCACAAAGCAAACAAGAAAAGATTCAAGAAAATCTAGCACTCATCGAGAAGAACAAAGATCAGGCAAAAACAATTTCTAATGATATAGAAAGTCAAAAAAATACTATTGTTGGACTTAGAGATCAGTTAAACTTTAAGAGTGAACTGATGTCACAGATCGACAAGATTAAAGACATCAAGACAAAACTTGACAGTAACATTAAGAAGACTCGCCGAGAAATTACGTTTTATGAAGAAAACGATAATTGTCCTACTTGTCATCAGAACATTCCTGGCGATTTTAAGCTAGTAGAGATTGGCAAAAAGAACTCTAAGATTTCAGAGTGGCAGAATGGTATCACCGATGCTGAATCTGCAATGGTTCGTTTCTTGACTAAGATGGAAGAAGCGAAGGCAATCGAAGACCAGATTGATTCGATACAGAGTCAAATTGTAAAAAATCAGAGTATGATTGATGGTATCAATCAGTTTGTCAAGAAGATTGCAAAAGACACACTCGATCTCAAGAATCAGCAAGATGCTCCACAAGAGTGTAATGAGCGTTTGCTTGAATTGAATACGGAGCAAGAACAACTTGAGCGCAACAAGATTGCATTCTCAAATCAAAAGAACATTCAAGATCTTGCTACTGCGCTCTTGAAAGATGGTGGTGTCAAAGCACGAATCATCAAGCAATATCTTCCACTGATTAACAAGCACACAAACATTTTCCTTAATGCGATGAACTTCTTTGTTACATTTAACATCGATGAGGAATTTAACGAATGTATTAAGTCCCGTGGTCGCGATGACTTTGCATATGAAAATTTCAGCGAAGGTGAAAAACAGCGCATCGACCTTGCACTTCTCTTTACGTGGAGAACAATCGCCAAGATGAAGAACAGTGTAAACACAAACCTTCTCATCATGGATGAAGTGTTGGATAGTTATTTGGATCAAACTGCCACAGAGAATGTTCTCCAACTTTTAAATTCTGACATGTTTAAGGATACAAACGTGTTTGTTATTTCCCATAAAGAAACCATCTCTGACAAATTCCAGAAAACAATTCGCTTTACAAAGAATAAAAATTTTAGTAATATTATGTAATGAGTAAAAATCATTTACACTATGAGAGGCATTTAATGAGTAGTGAACAAAAGCCTAGAAACATAGTATTGGTCAACGAATTTACAGAATTTGGAGTAAAGAGCTTCAAGTGTGATTTTGATGATATTAACAATAGTGCACTTCCTATCATTCCTGTTGTGATTGATAGTTTTGGTGGTGAAGTATATTCACTTCTTGCTATGCTTGATATTATGTCAACTGCAACAAAGCCTGTTGCTACAATAGCTATTGGTAAAGCCATGAGCTGCGGCAGTATTTTACTTTCATGTGGTACAGCCGGACTTCGTTTTGTTGGACCACATGCAACTATTATGATTCATGATGTTGCGACAGTTTCGTTTGGTAAGATTGAAGAACTCAAAGCAGACGTTGGCGAAGGCGAGCGTTTGAATAACAAGATCTTTGAGATGCTTGATGACCGTTGCAAAAAGCCCCGCGGATACTTTCAAAAAATTATAGCAGAAAAGAAACATGCTAACTGGTACTTGGATGCAAAAGAAGTTATTAAGCACGGCGTTGCAGATCACGTTGGATTACCTGTAATTGATTCGCTGTTTAATCTCGATGTTGTTCGTGAGCAAGTAGTTGAAAGCGCAGCAAAGTCAAAGTCTAAGTCAAAAGCAAAGTCCAAGTCCAAGGCAAAAAATGAAAAAGTGGTTCTACGAGAAAAACGACGAGCTGCTTAATAGTTCTGTCAATAAGACATTTGAAGAGGTTCTCTGGATGACAGAGCCTGAGTTTTGTGCTTGGGTTGCTGAAATGCGAGCAGAAGTTGTTCGTATCTGGGATTCTCTTGGTATACCACCTCGTGTTGGTTTTACTGAACAAGAAATCATCGCACAGTTTCGAGAGATGCGTTCTTATCCTGTCCACCATCCTGTTGATGGTTTCGAGTCTATTGATGAAGAAACTGGTACTAAAGATTGTATTAGAAACAATAGTGTAATTGGTAACGCAGCTAATCAATGGTTTCCTACCATGATGGCAACAAAGATTAACTACACTGATGATACATCGTCTGGTCTTTCTATCTACGATCATTTTAAAGAACCTGAACTTTTGCCTAAGATGATTACATATGGTCGTAGGCATTTTAAGAGAGATTCGTTTTACCACTACTCAAATCCTGTAAAATTCTTTAATGAGGGTGATGATCTTCAAGCATATCTAAAGAAGTATTTTATTGAGCCTAAAGACAGTGCAGTAGAGTGGATTAAAGCATACGAAGCGAAGCGTTCTCTATACGAGAGTCAATTTGATTACTGGCTCGAAGCAAAAGAAGAATCTTCAGAGTACACAGGCTACGATGATGACTTGCGTAAACTCAAGTGTCTTCGCCTGACTCGTGATGAGATGAATGAATTAGCAAACATCATTCCTGCTAAGTGTAAGACGAATATTGATTACAAGAATCGTGATCTGTTTCAGATTCGTGTATTCAAGCGTGGACAAAAATTGTTCCCTCTTGGCTTGAAAGCGTTCAGAATCTCTGTGTGTCAGTATGCTGTGAACTTCCCGCCGTTGACTGCAAAGTACATTTACGAAAAGTTTACTGAGGACATTAAGACTCAATCGCAGATCAATATTTGGGATCCTTCGTCTGGTTGGGGTGGTCGTATTCTTGGTGCAATGAGTGTTGAGAATGATACACGCCGCATTAACTATATTGGTACAGATCCTAACACAGATCACAACACTGAAACTGGTCGCACAAAGTATCATGAGCTTGCAGACTTCTACAACAAGCACACTGATTCGCCGTTTGCTACAAACCCACCACACTCATATGAGTTTTATCAGTGTGGTTCAGAAGAGATGTGCAATCAGCCTGGGTTTCAAAAGTACAAAGGTAAACTTGATCTTGTGTTTACAAGTCCACCATACTTTGCAAAAGAATTGTATTCAGATGATGAGACACAGAGCGCAACAAAGTTCAATACGTTTGATGCATGGGTGGAGGGCTTCTTGCGTCCTACGTTAGAGACTGCTGTAGAATGGCTTGCGCCAAATCGATACTTGCTGTGGAATATTGCAGATGCAAAGTTTGCAAATCAGATGCTTCCGCTCGAAAAGATTTCGTGTGACATTCTTCAATCTCTTGGCATGAAGTATGAGGGTAAACTCAAAATGGCTCTCGCACAAATGCCTGGTGGAAATCGTGTAGATCCTGAAACTGGTAAACCACTTGCTAAAAATTTCTGTCGAATCAGAGAAGCAAAAAAAGGCATCAAGTCACAAACAAAGAGTATTTGGTTCAAGTACGAACCTGTTTTTATCTTTAAGAAAGTATGATCGAGCTAATTGGACATTTAGGAGCTTTATTACTGTCGTTTTCTTCTGCGCCGCAGTTGATTACAACGTATCGCAAAAAAGATGTGACTGGTCTTTCATTGAATATGTTGCTCTTGTGGGGTGTTGGTTGTGCACTCATGGGAATTTACGTTCTTTTTACATCACGACAGCTGCCTCTCCTCATTAACTATACACTCAACACGGCACTGGTTTTCTCAAATATCGTGCTTTATTTCAAATATAAACCTAATAAAAACAAGTAGTTACGCTACTAAAAATAGTTGTTGACAACCAATAGTAGGGTCTGCTATTCTTATAATACGGAAACACAGTATTGTAGGGTAACAGTCATGTCAAAACGTATTTCATCAAAAGAGACTCTTGCCAAGTTAATGGCAACGGAAAACATCTTTGTAGAACACGCCAACGTACCAACAGCAGGATTCGACCTTATCAATCGACGGTTGTTACTCCCAAACTGGAAGAACATATCTGATGATGTGTACACTCTTCTCATCTCCCACGAAGTTGGTCACGCTCTTTACACTCCGACGCAAGAATGGGAAGATGCCATTCTCAAGTCTAAGGACATGAACCTCAAACAAGTTGTAAACATCGTAGAAGATGTTCGCATCGAAAAGTTGATTCAACAAAAGTTTCCTGGCACTACTCGTGCGTTTCGTTCTGGCTATGATGAACTTGAGAAGTCCAATCTTTTCGGAACAAAGAATCGTGAGATTGACTCATATGGATTACTCGACCGTCTTAACCTTCATTTTAAGATTGGTCATTTCGGATATGCTAACGTTCCTTTCTCTGATAAAGAACGTCCTTGGTTGGATCGTGTTTCATCATGTAAGTCCTTTGCTGATGTTCTCAAAGTAGCTCAAGAGTTGATGGAGTTTGTTGAGCAAAATCCTGAGTCTCAAGGTGACTCTCAACAGAACCAAAACGGTGAAGGTGAATCGTCTGAGAATGTTCAGATAAGCGAAAATGGTGAGCCTGGTAATAACCAGATGAATGGACAGCAATCTCGCTCACAATCTCTTCGAGGACAACGTTCTGATGATGAAGAACAAGAGTCACAGTCCGCATCTGGACAGATAGGCGATCAAAAGTCCAATGAGCAGGGCGAAAACAGTGATGCCGACGGCGCTAGTTCTCAATCTGAGAATACTGGCAATATCTCTGAGACTCAAAAACATTTTGATTCGGCAATTCAGGGGCTTGTCGACCGTTCAATCTCTGATACTAAGTATGCTAATTTTCCTGAAATTCAACTCGACAAGTTGATTGTTCCTTACAAGAACGTCCATGAGCAGATTACATCGTTCTACTCTAATTACTATACTTCGATGTATGCTCAAGCCCAACAGCAAGTTGAGCAATTCCGAAACGGTAGTAAGAACATCGTAAACCAACTTGCTAACATATTTGAGATGAAAAAAAAGGCTAAACTTGATGTGAAAGCTCTCACTTCTAAGACTGGTAAGTTGGACATGAATCGTGTTCACTCATACCGCTACAACGATGATGTGTTCAAAAAGATTACGACCGTTCCACAAGGTAAGAATCATGGACTCGTCATGTTCATTGATATGTCAAGTTCAATGGGCGAAAACCTTTCTGGTACGTTTGAGCAATTGTTGAACCTCGTGTTGTTCTGTAGAAGAGTCAACATTCCATTCGATGTGTACGGATTTACTGATTCGTATTCCGCACGTAGAAACTTGCCACCACACCCAACAAAAAATGGATCGTTGTACTTTGATCCACACTTTTGTCTTAGACAATACTTTAGTAGCAGAATGAGTGTTCATGAATTCAACGTGGCACTTCAGAATGTTGTGTGTATGATGCGTCACTACTCTGGTCAGTTGATGAGCGGTCTTCCTTCAGAGGAGGTACTGAACACAACTCCACTCGTGCCAGCCATCATGACTGCGATACCTCTCGTACAAAAGTTCCGCAGTGACTACAACCTTGATGTTGTGAACACCATTTTCTTGACTGATGGTGAAGACACTCATGGTTTGTTGTATCACTCTCAAGCTGGCGATTCAAAATACTTTGCTTGTGACCGTTATGGATACAATCGTGTTACTGAGAAGTATTTTGTTCGTGATGTTAAGACTCGTAAACAGTGGGAGATTAAGAACACAACGAATGATATGTTGAACATACTTCGTGAAGTCGCCGGCGTCAAGACCATCGGCTTCCACATCATTCGTAAAAGAGATGTGTCGTATGTTGTTGGACGCTACACTAAGAATTCTAAAGAAGAACAGGCTCATATTGAGTGTTTTAAGAATAACAAGTTTGCAGAGATTACAAATATCCCTGGCTACGATGCGTACTATTTGATTCCATCTGGTTCAAGTTTGAACGTTGGTGAAGATGAGTTTGAAGGAAACGTTGATACTACTGTTGACTGGGATGATGAGAAACAAGCTAAGAAAGCTATGAAAGCCGTCCAGAAAAGTTTCAACAATTTCATGAAGCAAAAAGTTACGAGCCGTATCTTATTGAATCGATTCATTGAGCATATCTCGTAAGTTATTGAAATCACATGAGTGGAATAGTTGTTGACTCTGCCACTCTGGATGTGATAAAATTGTACCATATTGTGAATGTAGTATCGTTTAGGAATGAGTATGAATACAAAAAACAACAAACAAGAATTCTTGAATGCATTTGTAGCCGAGTTTGGTCACTCGGCTGTGAAACGTTCTGATGTCAAGGACTTTGCTAATCAGAAAGGTTTTTCTAACCTTCGCTGGTTTATGTCCGACGACACATACAAGTGTTCTCGTGGTATGTACTGTGTGCCGTCTAGCACACTGAATCAGGAGCTAGTTAGTGCGCCGATGATGCAATCTGCTCCGACACCTCCGACGACACCACTTGATTCTCTTGGTGTTGTTCATTCGTTCATTGGCGAACTTCCTCGTGAAAATCATATTCCAGAAGTTGACAAGCTATTCGTAAAACATGGCGAATTCGATCTTGTTTCTCGCATCATCGGATCGAAACTTTTCTATCCAATTTTTATTACTGGTCTTTCTGGTAACGGTAAGACCTTTGGTGTTGAACAGGCTTGTGCCGCTCATCATCGTGAGATGTTTCGAGTCAACATCACAATTGAGACTGACGAGGACGATCTTCTCGGAGGTTTCCGTCTCGTGAACGATAGCACAAAGTGGTTCGATGGACCCGTTGTTCGTGCTATGAAGAGTGGTGGTGTGTTACTACTCGATGAAGTTGACCTTGGTAGTAATAAGCTCCTTTGCTTGCAACCTGTTCTTGAGGGTAAGGGTATCTTACTAAAGAAGATCAACCAATTTGTAAAACCAGCTCCTGGATTCACTATTGTAGCCACTGCGAACACTAAGGGACAAGGATCTGAAACTGGCAAGTTTGTTGGTACTAACATCCTCAACGAAGCATTCCTTGAGCGATTCTGTGCCACGTTTGAGCAGAAGTATCCAGAAGAGCGTGTTGAGAAGAGCATCCTTAAAAAGTTGTTCTCTTCACATGGCCTCAAGTCTGATGTGATAGAAGACTTCATCACGAAACTTGTCACATGGGCGTTTGGTACTCGTAAGACATTCGAGACTGGCGGCACTTCTGATCTCATTAGTACACGCCGACTTGTCCATATTGTAAATGCGTATGTGATCCTTGGACATCCAACCGACGAGACAGACCGCAAGAGCATCGGCGAACGCCGAAAACAAGCCATTGAGTTGTGTATCGCACGATTTGATGAAAGCACAAAGATCTCATTCATGAACTTCTATGAGAACATCGATCCATACTTAAACATGGATGATGGCTCAAAACCAGTTGAATTGAATGAGAGTGAGCAGTTGGAATCGAAAGAGCATGATATTCTTTCAATCCTGACCAATCAATCATAATTGTTCCAGACAATACTACATTCCGTGCCCCGTTGCTAATTCTGGCAACGGGGCTTTTTTTATTTTTATTTTCTTGATGTGTCGATTGCAGTATGATATTGTATGTGAAAAGTGGGATGACCACTTAATTGATAGAAGTACATTTGTACAATTTGTTTATAAGGATAATTATGTCAACTAGCACATCTCAAAACGCAAAGCTCGTTCGTCGTCTTAGCACCGGAAAGAACCTTACTGTAACTGAAGCACGTGGCAAGTATGGTATCGCCCGTCTCGCCGCTCGCATTCATGAGCTTCGTGAAGCTGGATTTCCTATTTACACGAATAAGGTTCGTGTTAAGGGTGGGAGCAACAAGGGTCGTGTAGTTACTGCATATCGTCTTGCAGTAGACTCTACTCCAAAGTCGCTCTTCTCTGCTTTCACTGCGTAATTAAAAATTGATAAGTGGCAGCCCTTCTGATATAGTGGGGCTGCCTTTCTCTTTTATACTCTATCAATTTTTTGGAGCAATTTGTAATGAAACTTTCTACCGACACAATCAAGATTCTCAGAAACTTCTCAGATATTAACAACACAATTTACATCCGTAAGGGCAATACCATCATCACAGTTGACCCACAAAAGCGCATCGTAGCTGATGCAAGTATTAGTGAGACACTTCCTCGTGATTGTGCTCTCTATGATCTCAATCGTTTTCTTGGAGTAACTTCACTCTTTGATAGTCCAGACCTTGATTTTGCAAAAGATAAAATTGTTGTCAAGAGTGACAATCGTTCTATTGATTTCATCTATGCTGATCCTTCAGTAGTACAAGATGCTGGTCCAACTCGTGAGAAAATTCCTTCCGTGTTTGATGACAAAACTATCGTACATAAGTTCACTCTTACGGAAGCTGACCTCAAGAGCCTTCGTCAAGCAGCGTCTCTTCTTGGACTCACACACGTTTCTTTTGTGAGTGATGATTCTGGACTTCAAGTTGTTGCTCAAGATGTATCAAACGAATCTCTTGGTAAAGTGACACTCAATGTAGAAGGTGAGTGTACTGCAAAGTCAACGTGCAATATGCTGTTTGAGAACTTAAAAGTTTTGCCTGACACGTATAATGTAGAAGTAACACCTCGTGTAGCACACTTTGTTGGTACTACTACGGGTGTTCAATACTGGATCGTAATGGAAGCACGATAATGGTAGATTTACTCCAAGATCCAGAGGGGTATGCTAGACGTGCCATCGCAGCGATAGAGACACAACTCCAAACTGCGGTGAGCACAACTAGAAAAGCTCGGCTGACTAGCAAACTAAATCAGTGGAAAAAAGCACTGGTGATTTTAAGTGAAGACAATGCCAACAAAGAAGAAAGTAGCCAAACAGACTCAATCACCACAAAGTAATTCTACACAAGAATTTCTTGTTCTTGGACATTTAATTAAGTACAATATGTACTTGCTTACTAAAGCAGTTGTCTTCTCGGCAGTATCTGCTAAGACTAACAACGTAGAAGAAGCAGTAAACATGACTCACAGAGTGATGACTGAACTTGACCTCGATACAAAACGTAGAACGGAACAAGATCAGCCTGAAGAAACACTACAGTAGTTTTTCTTTCTCTGTAATTTATTATTTGATTGGTGATTCATGAGCGAAGTCTCGCAAGAGCGCAAACATATCGTGTGGATGGAAAAGTATCGACCTCAAACAGTCGATGAGTGTATTCTACCACAAGGTCTTAAAGATACATTCAATGGTATTGTAAAGAGTGGCGAATTGTCACACATGTTGTTTGCTGGTTCAGCAGGCGTTGGTAAAACGACTGTAGCAAAAGCACTATGCAATGCACTTGATTATGACTACATTCTTATTAATGCATCTGATGATCGTAACATCGATACACTCCGAACTACTGTAAAACAATTTGCATCGTCTGTTTCATTCAATGGAAAACGTAAGGTAATTATTCTCGACGAGGCGGATTACTTAAACCCACAGAGCTTTCAGCCAGCACTTCGTGGTGTGATGGAAGAGTTCTCAAAGAATTGTTCGTTCATTCTTACTTGCAACTTCAAGAATAAGATTATCGAGCCCCTTCAGTCTCGCTGTTCTGTCAAAGAGTTTAGAATCACAAAACAAGAAAAGAAAAACATCATTGAAGCGTGTTACAAACGCATTGTAAAAATTCTTGAGGCAGAAAAAGTTGAGTTTGATGGTAAAGCACTCGCTGCAATCGTGGTAAAGTATTTCCCAGACATGAGACGATTGTTGAATGAGCTTCAAACATTCAGCAAAGAACATGGCAAGATTGATGAAGGTATTCTCACATTTGCTGGTGATGTAAACGTATCTCGTTTGTACAAGTCACTCAAAGAGAAAGACTATGGACAAGTGCGTGAGTGGGTTGTTGAGAATTGTGATAACGACCCATCGAGCATCTATCGCAAGATATATGATCATCTCAAACAGAACATGAAGCCATCTTCGATACCTCTGGCGATTGTGACGATTGCAAAGTACATGAATCAGCAAGTTGTTGACCAAGAGATAAATCTGATGGCTTGTCTCATTGAACTTGGAATGACTTGTGAGTTTGTATGAGCAATGACAATAAAAACTTATTGTTTGATTTCATAAACGATCTGTCCCAGAACAAGAAAGATTTACTCACAGAAGAAAATGATCGTGATTATTCTGCATACATGATTAATCGTTTCTTGTCGATGAACATCACAACAATTATGTATGCGAATGAAATGAACATGAACTCACATCTGCCAAAACGAATGCAGTACGATTACTACTTACATTCTCTCAAAAAGCAGAAGAGATTTTTCAAATACATAAAGCACAAACGCCAAGACGACATCGATGTGATCAAAGAATATCACGGCTATAGTGAACCACGAGCAAAAGAAGTCCTTCCCATCTTTACTGAAGATGATATCAAGTACATGAAAGAAAAGTTGACAAAGGGGGGTGTCAAGAATGGTAAACAAAAAACAAAATGAGCCATCTATCGATGAACTGATCAAACTTGCTGAACAGATCTCTTTGTTGATTGAAGATAACAATCAAAACATAAAAGACTGCACAGAAGTGTTGAAGAAAATTCAGACCAAAATTTGTCCAAAGAAGCCATCCCTGTTGTCACTAGCAATTCAGAAATTGCTAAATAAAAACTGAACTGAGGTAACTAAATTATTAGGTACAGTTAATGACAGCCGTGATTGATACATTAGTTGAAGTAACGTTGAACTCTCCTGACGATTTCTTAAAAGTCAAAGAGACGTTGACTCGCATTGGCGTTGCGTCCAAAAAAGACAAAACTCTCTATCAATCTTGTCATATTCTCCACAAAAGAGATAAAATCACAAAGCAAAGCCGATATTACATTGTACACTTTAAAGAGTTGTTCAAGCTAGATGGAAAGCCAACACAGATCACGGAAGATGATCTTGCTCGCCGCAACACGATTGCAAACATTTTGGCTGAGTGGAAGTTGGTTAATCTCGTAGACAAATCCAAAAGCGCAGCCCCTGTTGCTTCCATATCCACTATTAAGATCGTTCCACATAAAGAAAAAGTAGATTGGAAACTCGAAGCAAAGTATAATATTGGTAGTGCTAAAAAGAAAGAGCAAGTACCAACTCCGACAATCACAAAAGTGTAGTTAAGAAAAATTTGTTATGTTGAATTTTTTTAAGTCTGGCACAGAGCTTGCCATATTCAAAACTAACACAGCAGCGGTAACGCCACAATACTCGACAGAAGCATCCGCATGTTTTGATATTCATGCGTGTTTGCCACAAGGTACACGAGTCAGAGCAAAAGTAAAAACAAACCCACTCTCTCGTGACACTGATGCAATACTTGCATCTGGCACTGATCTTACAATTACAGTGCCGCCTGGTGCAAGAGCACTTGTACCAACGGGTCTAAAGTTTCACATACCAAAGGGTCACTCTCTTCGTTTGCATCCCCGTTCAGGTCATGCATTCAAGAATGGTATCACACTCGTCAACTGTGAAGGCATTATCGATGAAGACTACGTTGATGAAGTGTTTGTTGCTGTGTATAACACATCAAACGAGCCATTTGTCATTAAACATAGTGATCGAATCTGCCAAGCAGAACTTGTAAAAGATATTAAAGTGAACATTTCGGAGTCTAAAATTGAGCCAACCAAAAAGACAAGTCGCGCAGGCGGCTTTGGATCAACCGGAGTGTAGTTGTGCAAATCTTGTGTATATCAGATATACACCAGCACCACGATTCTATTAAGTTGGTGCCCTGTGATGTGTTAATTGTGGCGGGAGACATCTGCACATCAGGCGATAGTGTTCAAGTTGAAAAGTTTGCCAACTGGCTGCAAAGAGAATCACACAACTTTGATAAAGCCATAATCATCGCAGGCAACCACGATTGGGTGTTCATGCGTATGCGCATTCTTGCATTAGAAGCTCTACGCCGCGCTATAGGCGATAAACTTGTGTATCTTGAAGACTCATCGTGTATTATCAAAGGTATTAAATTCTACGGGTCTCCGTGGCAACCAGAATTCAATGCTTGGGCATTCAACGCTCCACGTGGTGAAAAGCTGCGCCAAATATGGAATGCAATCGATGATGACACTGATGTTTTAATTACACATGGTCCACCATTTGGCATTGGCGACAGAGTGTATGGTAATAGTGTTGGATGTTTCGAGCTTGCTCAACGAATACGTCAACTCAAGAATCTTTCACTTCATGTATTTGGACACGTACATGCAAGCAACGGCTCATACATCAGTGAAGAACACCCTGGCAT